GTCATGCCTTCTAAGAAGAAGGATGATTCAAAGCAAGCACCTACATTGGAGAAGAAAGATGCAAAAATTGATTAATGGTGTCGCGTTGTTATCTGGTTTAGTTTCTTTAGCTGTCTTAGGGGGTGGTGCTTATCTTTACGTTCAAAAGGATACATTAATTGAGCAATCAAGGGAGAGAGTAACTGCTGCTATCACTGAAGCAATTACAGAAGCACTACCATCACTGGTAGATGCTGCTGTTCCAGGTGTCCCTGAGATTACTGGTCCTGCTGTGCCTAGTCCCACTATGCCATTCTAACCATGAATAAACTTAAGATCGTCGCCGCTTCAGTTGGTGGAGTATTTGTTGTAGCACATATAGGTCTGCTTGGATATGTTTTCAGGCAGGAACCTGAACCTGTGCTCCAACCTCCTACATTTCACATCCCCCGTGGTCCTTACTCTTCTTATAGGATTAAGGCAGGTAAGGATGGTTATGAAATTGAATTCCGTGCTGACGATCCTAAAGTTTTAGAATCACAAAGATCTTTATCTTCTGATGTTACCAAGAAAGGATTCTTCGGTGGTGGCACAGAGAGTCGCCGTGAATGGCGTACAGATCAGTTCACCCGTGAGGGTACTAGGAACCTAGGAGGTGCAACTGACGAGCAGGGAAAGTCTGCGAAAGAAGTAGAGTGTTTGATCGCGGACGCTGGAGCACGATCACAAGGTGCGATGGCAGGAACTAGCATAGCTGCTGGTCTCGCCGTTCCAGCGGTCGCTAGCATCCCTTACGTGGGGTGGTTAGCAGGTGGTTGGGCTCTGCTTCTAGGACAGAAGGCAGGGTCAACACTCGGTTCACAAGTGGGAAGCGTATTTAATGATTGCTAATGGATATACCTATTATTACAGGTGGAGATATTAGTATTAAAGATATTCAAATTAATACTATACGCACCTATGATTTCAATAACAATTCAACATCACTACCAATAGCAGCTCCAGTAGTTGTTAACATTGGTGTGCCTGTGGTTGATATACCAGGATGTGTTGAAGCGACTGAAACTAATACTGCTAAAAATAATCAATTAAGAGAGGACGATCCTAATGGTGTGGTTACGTTTTGCGATTCTGGTGTTCCCAATTTTAATCCTATTTCTTATGAACCAAACCAGATGATTATGACTGGTCCACCTCAGGTGGATAACAGAACACCAGATAAACCTACACCACCAGAAACAAAAACAGATACACCACCTCCACCTCCACCACCTACTGCCAAAGTAGAATGTCCTACTAAGGTACAGCAAGCACAGGAACCTGTAGGAACATTAGTAGAAGGTTTTAGAAAGGAAGTTGTTGGTTATAAACTCATTGATAAGACGTGTGTCCAGATAACAGAACCAGTTCCTCTACCCACACAAATTCTTGCTGGTCTGCCTAGTGGTGGACAGGTAATGCAGGTAGGTGGTATTGCTGTCATCGCTACATCATCAGCACTACTAGCAAAACCGCTGGCAGACATACTATTGAAAGCAGTCAAACCAGCGGTTAAGAAAGTTATGAAAAAGATTTCTACCTTACGCGGTAAGAAACCTCCTATTTTGTCTGTAGGGGAGCGCCTAGCAGAGCAGCGTCAGATGAATCATGCTGTGAAGGAGCTTCGCTCTGTCTTCCCGAGGAGGAAGAAGAAACGCTAGGGATATTGTGGTAGTGTGGATGCTTATGTCCTGGTGGGTTGTTTACTAAGACATCAGCACATACAGAATAGTATGGTGACTTGGGGTGGAATTGAATTCCTTTTAACTTTAACTCACCACAATTCTTAAGGCGAGCAATCTCAAAGTCCAATCTTTTATTAGCAGTCAGTTGTTTCATCATTGCGATGTTAGAAGTTGCTGCTTCTTTACAAAGATCTTGTAACTTTTTATCTGTAGGTGTGCTCCATGTCATAGAGAAACCTACACCTAAACTGTAGTTATCTTTTTGTCCTGTTCTAGTTCTTTTAAAGAAACTTACATCACCAGGATTATCTAAGATACCATCTCCCATTGGATTCCCGTCAGCATCGTAGGCACCAAAGTTATCGGTTACATCATATACTGGGTCATCATAATAACCTTCAAAAGGTTTGGAAGCAGAGACACTACCTGTTACATACGGAGTGAAATTGCGAGTGGGACCTTGACATTGTATACCTCCACCGTAGGTGTTTGTAATGTATGGTCCCTGAAGGACTTGAATAGCTTGGTTTGTAACGGAGCCTGAACTATTAGCCACAGGATTAGCAGTAGCAGAGACACCACCAACAGTTTCAGCATAAGAAGGATTAGCGAATAATAATGTTATTGGGAGAAGATACTTGTAGTATCTGTTATGCTTATAACGTCGGTTTCTCTTTGAATAATCGTTTGGTTGCTTAAACCAGGTCCGCGATAAGTTTCTGTAAACTGAAACGCTGCTCCTGGTACTGTTTGTGTGAACTGTGGTTTGTTTGTTGCTCCAGTCCATGATGAAGTCACTCCATTAATAGTTACATTAGTAGCACCTGTTCCTGGTGATAGGTTTCCAGATGCTGATACACCAGTGCCAGTAGCAGAATACTGATACCCAGTGTTATAGTCCATCGAATTGATGGTCTCGGTTATTTTTTGTGTTGTCTCAGTTCGGCTTGTCATTGAGCCTTGGGTGAAATTTGGGACCACGGGGACCGCCAGGGCAGTTGCAGGTATGACACTTGCAACCACCGCACTTAGGACAGACCAACGAATCATAGTCTTCATTGTTATCTTCCTCAGTCAATGACGGTGATCTCACTTACGAATTGTCCCGTGGCTGTCGTACCAGCCCCACCAGCAGTCACGGTGAGAACACCAGCTGAAGTTACTGTACCAGCTAATGATCCTGCTGAACCAGCAGTATAGGAAAGGACTGATCCATAGTTAGGTACTTCACCTACGGTAGGAGCACCTGTTGGGATTGCATCACCCTGTGTATAAGACTGATTAAATGAGAACGCAGCACCAGCTGTGTCTTGAGTAGCACCAATAGTGCCAGGAGAATAGATACCACTAGTAATAGTACCAGTAGATACAGCACCAGCAGTTGTACCATCTGTGGTATCAATATTAGAACCACCAATGCTAAATGAGGAACCAATTCGTGTTGCCTGAGTTCTAGCTGAATCAACAGTCAGTTGAACACTCGAAGAGTGCTTTGATACAAGTCCACCTGCTTGAGTAGCAGAAGCGGTCATCAATAACATAACGATAGGAAGTAATTTCTTCATAACGTATAATATTTGGATCTGATATATTTAGTTGGTGTGCCTATGTTCAAAGTGGCACACATCACTTGACAGATCTTAAGAATTACTATATACTATGTAAAGATTCATTACGAAACGTATCATGACCGTTACAACCAACGAACAAGGACAACAAAACTTGTTTGCTAAAGAACCTCAAATGTATATCTCTAAGACTGACGCAGAGCGTTATGGATATGAGTCCTATGCTGAGAAAGCAGAGAAAGCAAACGGTCGCTGGGCAATGCTTGGCATTATTGCTGGTTTCCTGTCATATGCCATCACAGGCAACTTCTTTTTTGGAGTAGCTTGACAATGGCGGCATCATTCTTTACAATGGTAAGTGTCGTGTTCATAGTAGCACTGGCATATTCTGTAGAACAACTTTCTGAAACTTACTAATGGCTTTTAATATCACTGCTAAGGCACCTGATGGAACTGAAACGTCCTTCCCATGTGAGGATGATCAGTATATCCTTGACGCTGCTGAAGAAGCAGGTGTAGATATCAATTACTCTTGTCGTGCTGGTGCTTGTTCATCTTGTGCTGGTAAATTAGAGAGTGGATCTGTTGATCAAAGCGATCAATCGTTTTTGGATGACGATCAAATGGAGTCGGGATTTATTCTGACTTGCGTATCTTATCCTACTAGTGATTGCGTAGTCTTGACTGAACAGGAAGAGAGTCTTTATTGATGGAATTTACACAAGAAGATCTTTGGAATCAGATTGCAACTCTCGGTTGGGATGTGCGATATGATAACATCGTAATTGAGGTTGGTGGCACAGTAGTCTCTGGTATCCACCAAGGTGAAGAGTATAATAAAAAGTGGGCAACCCCTTACGGTACTCGCAAATATAATAAGGATGCGTTCATCGTTATCAAAAACCTTTCGCGCACTCCTTTTGAATCATCTAAACCCATGGATAGAGAGCACAAACCTCCTCATTCACAGGAATCTACTGAACCACAAGACATTGTTGTCAACATGGAAGGTGGAGTAGGTGGGTCTTGGGAAGTCAAAGAGGAAGATGTTAAATCCTAATCAACTCTATGATGACATGGAGAGATTAAATGCCCTATACGAAGAACTCTGCTGGGGGCATCATGATGAATTAGTATTCACTCATGAAAATGGCAGAGTCATTATCTACAACAAAACACAGGAGCAAAACAAATGAAATTCGGATTCACACCTGAGGCAGAGATCCTCAACTCACGTCTAGCAATGCTTGGTTTCATCATCGCTGTTGGAACTTATGCTACTACAGGACAAATCATTCCAGGAGTA